CTAGGCAGTAAAAAACGGGCGATGTGGCGCGCCGTGGCGGAGATAGTACTGCGGGTAACACGGCTCATCTTGTGTCGAGACCAGCGATTTGACGCGGAAACCAGGCCGGGACAGCAGCCACCGCTCGTGGGCAAACCGATCCGCCGTCTCCAGCGGCTCGCGGAGCCCTTGAATCCATCCGGCACGGGCCCACCACCAGTTCCCCGCGAAACATGGCCAGTCCGGCCGGTAACAACAGCCTACGGCGTCGAAGTCTTTCAGGTCGGCAACACGATCACGCCATGCCAGCACGATGTGCGCCTGCATCATCCACCGCCACTTCGAGTAGCTGGGCATCGGCCGCGTGACGCCTTTGGTGTGAATGTAGCCGATCGGCACAGTACCGCCGTCCCGACAGGACTGCCACAAGGCATGCAGCGTTGGCCATTCATAGGCATTGTGGATGAATCGCTGCGGCTGGAGGGCCACGCCAATGGTTCCCGCCAACGACCTAAGCTCATTGACGTCCTCTTCGCTGCCGACGACGCCGGCATGCACGACAGCGGGGAACTCGGCGCGGCGGAGGCAGGCCAGGGTTTCCGCAGCAATGTCAAACCAATGGTTCATGCAGTAGACATGCCACCAGAGTTCCATCATAGGGCTAAACCGCGGCGGACAATCGCCGCCAAACGGGATTTATCGGCCAGGAACTTTTCGGGCGTAGCGAAACTCTTGATCCACGCGCCGATGCCATGCATCGAGGTCATGAAGCCCAGCGAGCGAAAGTCCTCCATGCGGTCGGCGCTAAGATCGCCGAAGAACCAGCCCGCATCCATGACCGACACGGGACCGACCAAGTGCGTGGGGATCTCCAGCCACGGGCCCCAGCAATGCTTGTCCATCGCGTAATTCATGGCGTGAGAGCTGGTGGCCAACCATTGCACGTCCTTGCCCGCGGCGCGGACCTGGGCCAAGGCGTAGTCGGCAGCATCCTGGAGGATCGGCGAACCCCGGCGAGCGGCGAACAAGTTATCCATCCAGCCCGTCCCGTGCCACTCCTTCCAGCCCACAAAATCGAAGCCGCGACCGACATCGACCAGGGGTGACAGATCGGACCAGCAGACAAAATCCATATCCAGCCACAGCCCGCCGACCTTGCCGATAAACGCCTTTCGCAGCCAGTCGACGCGATGCACGACATAGACGTCGTCCAACTCAGAGGGCAACAGCCCTAGGACGCCTTCCACGTCGGCACGGCCCAAGAGCCTGGCGTCGGGGTTCCATCGCAAGACGGTCTGCCAGCACAAGTCATAGAACCAGTGCCGCTGAGGGCCTTCCCAATAGGCGTAGATGCCGCTCATGATTGGGCCTCCTGAAATTGTGCCAGGGCGTCAGCGACGGATTGCGCTTGGATTTTCACGACCCGCCCGCCGGTGGCTTCGATGACCAACTGCTCGGTGGCCAGCTCATGCCACACGGCGACGATTCCGCCGCGGATCGTGTCGGCCTCCGCCTGCACACAGCGATACCACTTCCGCAACTCCAGAACCCGCCTGGCATGATCGAAGTCCTGCGTCAGAAGCCAGTGGAGCCCGGTGTCGACGTCCGTTTGGGCGTCGCGGGAGTAGCCTGTGTGCCAGCCATGCGGTCGCAGGGCAGCCACGACCGCCTGAGGCGCTTCCAAGACGACCACAATCGGTGCCGGCGGCGGTGTAGCATGTCGCAACCGCTGGCGAACCCCCTGCGGCAAGCGGTCCAGAACTTCAGCGACTGTCTCGCCGGAGACTTCCACGAATGGTTGTGAATCAACCTCGGCCAAAAGCTCGGCCGTGGCCTGGGGATGCCAGACGGTGGCGACGAGCCCGTCGCCGCTGGCAGCCTCGTCGCGAATGACTTTGAGCCACGCCCGCAACCGTGGCGGCCACGATTCTCGCCTTCCGGCAAAGATGTTCTTCAGGCCCTCGTCGATGTCCGATTCCAGATCGCGGTAGTAGCCGGTATGAAATCCGCATCGTCGCAAGGCAGGAAGGATCTCCACGGGAGCATGCAAGAGAATGGTCGGTGCCGTCGGGCCGGCCGAGCCGCTGGTCATGCTCCAGAACCGCACCGGATCGAGCGAGCCGCGGATGTCGCTCTTGCCCTGGCCTTGGCCGCACAAGAACGGCTCGGGGGCGTAAACCCGGTAGTTGCGTTGCATCGGCCCCATGACATGGTCGCAGTGGCCGCTGCGCGTTTCCATCCAGCGTTGGTAAAGGTCCCGCAGAAAGTGGCCGCGGATGGCGTAGGCGTGTGTCCGCTGGCAGTTGGTGCAGCGCAAGATTCGCGGGTTGTCGGTTCGCTCTGGCGCCGAGCCGTAGTGCTGGCCGCCGAGCATGAGCTGGTCCCAGTCATCGGGCACTTTTCCAAGAAACTGCTTTACCGAGTCGGCGAAGCCGGGCAGTAGTACGAGGTCGTCTTCCAGGACCAGGATCGACTTGATTCCGTCTTGAATTGCCCGCTCCAAGATCTGCCGGTGGGATTGCATGCAGCCATAGGCCCCGCCGCCGTCATTCCAGTGCGTCGGGATCGGCACTAGGCTGCCGTCAATCGCGTCAAATACCTCGGGCTCACGGAAGGGCCAGCCTGCCTCCTGGAGTTGGTGGCGAAACTCGGCCAGCCGATCGGGCCGCCGCTTGAGGTTCACGACAACTACGCGGGCAAAGTAATCCTTCAAATCGCTTGTTTTCATTGCTTCCCTCCGTTTCACGCCAAGTTTTCCCAAGGGACAATCGCGGTTTGCAATTGCGCGCCTCTCGGCAGCGCGGTACTTGCGGGTACAACCATAATCGACAGCCTTCCAGCAGCCCGCAGGGCGCTCGTCGCACTGGCGGCAGATGGCCAGCGCGTCGCTCGGCGATTCGCGCGGCGTCGCCGAGCGCGTTCTGCGACATCGTGCCTTAAGCTGCGCGACGGGCGTTTCCATGATTGCGCCGCATTGTTTACAGACATGCCGCCAGCGACCACTATCGAGCCGAATTGTCGTAAAATCGCACTGCATATTTCATTCGTCGGCGCAGTGCACCGTGAATTGCGGCGCCAAACCCGCATCGGTGTAGCAAGCTCCATACGAAAATGGACTTTCCCACGTTCCCGATGGCGGGCAGTTGGTTGAATTGTTGGTGGCCCTGGCCCAGCACATCGGCGATCCGGGCGGCACGGGAGCGCCTTGGGGCTGCCATACTCCGTCGATCTTGTAGACACCCGTGATCGAAACGCCCCACATCCAGCGGCACGGACCAGCGTAGGAAGGCCCAAGATCGTGGCAAAAAACCGAGCCGGCAATATCGGCAAATGTCGGATCGGTAACCGCGTTAAGTTCGACTTCAAAATGCCAGGCACAGCCTGCGGCGGGGGACAACGCGATGCCGCTGATGTTGAAGACGTCAAATGGCGCCGGCCAAGCAAGGTCAAGCGTCAGGCCGCCGGGGCAACAACCCGAGCAATCACTGGGACATTCTTGGCAACAGCAGCATTGGCCTGGTCCGTCTTTGTAGGTTGGAATGCTCATCGCGCTACGTCCCCCAATACCAGTGCGGGTTGCCGTCGCAGTCGTTGAACATTACCCAGCCGGCACACTGACCGTCTGGCGTTATCGTAGGATCAGCGCCCGAGCAACCAGACGAGCTGCTTGACGAACTCGGCGATGAGCCGGACGAACCCGATGAGTCGCTCGACACACTGCCCGATGAATCTGAGGGAGAACTACTGCTCGATGAGGAACTTGACGACGAACTCGACGAGCTGCTGCCGCTGGACGAACTCGATGATGAACTAGATGAACTGCTGCTTGAGGACGAGCTGGATGAGCTTGACGAACTGCTGCTGGACGAAGACGAACTCGACGAAGAGGAAATGGACGATGACCCGCAGCAGTTCCCAAAATTGAGCACCTCCCACCACTGGCTGTCGAAGAAGAACTTCGTGTAGACGCACGTTCCCTTCGGAATATAGAACGTGCCGTCGCCATAGGGTTGGGCCAGGAGCGAGCCGGCAACAAGACCGATCGCATCGTGAACGGTGATGGTGAGGGTGTATTCCTCGTTCTGACAATCCGGGCTGGCGACCATCACGCGGGCCTGGGCCGAACCACAGCCCGGCAGGTCCTCGAGGAGTTCGGCCGCGACGATGGTTTCCGGGGGCGCGAGGCGAACGAGCGCCCAGTGGACGCCCTGGCCCGGTTCCTGCCAAAGGATCTGGGCCAAGCCATGCGTGCCGGTCACCAGGGCGTCGGTGCGATTGTGGCCCACGTCCGCAAACGGCAGTGCGATGTTTCCCGGCTGATCGACCAGGACCGGCACAACGCCCGAAACGACGGTCGGCCCCACTTCGCCGGCGCGAATGCCCTCGATCGGGATGCAGAACTTGCCAAAATAGCCCGGCAACTGCGGCACGACGCCGGTCATCGCCCAACGGTTGCACCACTCGTTCATGTCGGCCGCCGGGGTGATCGTCGGCGCGTCAAGTGCCAGCACTCCGTAGGCCGAGATGTCCCGTCCCGACTGGTTGGCGATCTGGATGATCGTCGGGCTGCGCGATGTCGGCCCGGTGAGTGCCCCGCCGCTTTCCCGCAGGCCATCGACATACTCGATCGTGTCGAGCATGGCGTTCCAGACATTGGCCGGCAGGATGCGCCGCTGGCCCGCTTGGACTTTCCCGAATTGGTTTCCGCCGGCTGTCAATTCCCGACCCCCAGTTGTGAGAAGTCCCCGCTGTCATAGACGCGTTCGATATGCACCGAGGTCGGCCGTTTGAGTAATCGTCCGGGGCCGCCGGTGCTACCGGGGTTCTCCGGCACCAGTCCGTAGCGGACCCAGAGATACTCCCACGCCTTTTTGGCAATGCCGTTGATGTCGCCCACGTTCAGGCCATTGGCATCGCGCGATGCCGCAAAGCTGAAGGTGATCTCCACGAGGTCAGGGTTCTTGGCCGACTGTGAGCCCTTCGCCCCGAAGAACAGCACCTGCTTGACGCCGAACCCGCGGAAGGCAGCGTCGTTCGTCTTGCCCGTCAGGTCGAAGAGTTTCTGGCTGTAGTCCCAGGTGACGACCTTGGCGTCGAGCTGGTGTGTCTCGGTCCACTTGAACTGCGGCACGACGATCTCGCAGCCCTCGACCGAGTCGTCTGTGACGCCGATCGCTCCCTTGAAATCCGGCGCCGCCTTGCCAGGCAGGCCGTAATTGTGGATGTTCTCCTTGGACTGGGTAATCTTCTGCGAGCCGCCGGTCGTGTCAAAGTCCCATTTCCAGTCGCCCTTTTCGGGCTCCTTGGTCGCGCCGTAGCGGACCGTGCATTCCCAGGTTTCCGGGGCAGTCTCTTTGATTGTGGCCGACTGCCGCAGAAGGTCCGCATAGACGGTGGGCGTGCTCGCTTTGAGGAAGGCTCGCACCAGGCTGTCGTCGCGCGTGCCGGAGATGATGTAACAGAGATCGAACGCCGGCTTGTCGCCCAGCGTCATGTCGCGGCTGGGGAAGGCTTCAAACATCGTCAGTGCCATGATCGCTTACTCCCAAACCCCGCCGTGTTGGACCTCTTGCAAGAGCTTGTCGCCGTTGTCACCGATGCGATTGAGCTGGTGCTTCATCTCCTGGAAGACCCCGCCGCCAAGCCCCAGGCCCGAAACGGCCGCGGCATTGAACGTGCCCACGACGCTGGCCTTGGCGCCGGGCATGGCATCGAGGTCCATCGGTGCGAACTTGCCCGGTTCGCCGGGACCACCCTGGTCTTTGCCCATCGCCGCGCGCTTGGCCGCGGCCTCGGCGCGAGCGGCATCGAATTCCTTCTTCGCGTTGTCAACATCCGCTTGGCTGTCGGCCAATTGCTTGGCATAGGCTGCTTGGCGTTCCGCGTGCTTTCGCTCTTTCTCGCGGTCGAGTTCACCCAGCGCCCCTTGGGTCGATTGGTCGATCTCGCGCTGTCGGGCCTCAAACTGCCCACCGATCGCCGCCAGTTTCTGCTCGCGGTCGGCCGTTTGCTGGCGCTTGGTCTGGTCGTAGTCGGCCGCAAGTTTCGCGCGGGCCTGATTGGCCTCCTCGGGCGAGATGGCACCGACCTTTTCTTTCATCGTGGTCCATGTACTCTTCACCCAGTTGCTGGCCGCATTCCATGCCGTCTTCACCCAGTCGCAGAAGATCGCCCAGGCTGACGACAGCCCCGTACACAGCGCGTTCCAGCCCGACTGCAACATGCCCCATGCTCGCGTGCCGATTTTGGCGATGCCATAGACGGTCTCCGTCCAGGTGCTCATAAATGTCTCTTTGACGCCGATCCAGACCTCGGTGAGGAAGTTGACGCCTTTCTGCCATTCCATCTTCAAGAGCGACCAAAGCACCTTGGCTGCCAGCGCGATGTCGCCGGCCGCCAGGGCATCACCCACGGCGCCAAAGGCGGCCATCATGTCGGAGGCCAAGCCGGCGAACGTTCCCTTCAGGTATTCGACGACCTTGCCACCGATGCCGCTGAAATAGAGGAAGGCCGCGGTTCCGGCAACTACGGCCGCCACGACCAGGCCGATCGGTGAGAGCAGTGCTGCCAGGGCCGAGCCGACGATGCCGATCACCGCCGTGATGCCGGACCATGCGCCAGCAATGAGCGTCCCGGCCGTGGAAACGACCGTCCCGACCATGCTGATCGCGCTGACAACGCCCCCGATGCCGCCGGCGAGCATGCCGATGATCCGGCCGAAGAGCGAAAACCCGGCGCCGGCCAGGACGAGCGCGCCGGCCACTTTGAAGAGCACGAGCACCAAGCCACGGTGGTCCGAAATCCACTGCCGGACCTTGACGGCCACAGTGACGATCCAGTTGGTCAGCTCTTCGATGTACGGCCCCAGGGCACTGCCGATCACGCTGACGCACTTCTTCAGCACGTCCGTCAGGTCCGCCAGCGAGCGACTGAATCGCAGTGCGGCCTGGGCCGATTCGGTCGAAGTGACGAGGCCCAGTTCGCGAGCCCGCTGCTCAAAACGGTCGATGCCGGCCGAACCCTGCATAAGCATGGGCAGCATTTCCGTGCCGGCCCGGCCAAAAATCCGCACGGCTGCTGCTGCACGTTCGGTCGGGTTCTGAATGGCCGCGATCCGGTCGGCCATGTACTTGAACTGGTCCTCGGGGCGCATCCGGGCCAGTTCTTGCAGGTTGGCGCCGATCATTGCCAGCGCGTCCGAGGCCTGGGGCATCCCACGGGCGGCCGCGGCGACAGTGACCTGCATCTTGCGGAGGCCAGTGGAGAGACCAGCGGTATCGACCCCGCACCGTCTGGCTGCGTAGCCCAACGCCGAAAACTCTTCGACCGTGGTGCCGGCCTGCTCGGACAGGTGCGCGAGTTCGGCACCACCCTTGGCCCACTCGCGTACTGCCTCGAGCATGCCGGTCACCAGGCCCGCCGGCGAGAACGAGAAATTGGCGATCGCCGCCAGGGGACCAGGAAGTTCACCGCCGCGGGTCGCGGCGCCCAGGCGGCTTAAGCCGGCCGACCAACTGCGAAGCTTCGCGCCGGTGGCAGCCAGGCTACGGCTTAAGGCGTTCTGTTCCATGAACACCTCGACGTAGGCGGCTCCAGCTCGAATCGCTCCGGCGGCAGACATATTACTATTGGCCTCGTGTTGTATTGTCGAACAGGTTTTTTAGCTGGGATACGCGCACCCGAAGTTGTGGCTCGGCCTTACGCTGGCCGGGCGGGAGAAGCTGAAACGGATCGAAGTGCCGGGGTTCGGCCCAAGCGCCATAGGGCCGAAAGGCGTTCGTGTTGGCGATCGTGGCCGCCACCAGCGCCGTGGCCGCCCAGGCGCCGCTGGCCATCCAGGTCAGCTCTCGGAGGGTGTACTGGCCAGGATCGACGCCGACGATACCGGCAAGTTCCCAGCAGCGCTGGTACTGCTCGTCGGCACGACTGCGTCCATCGCCGCCACCAGTTCCGCCTCCATCTGCTGGTCCAGGGCCGGATCGTCCAGCTTCATCAGCGCCAGGTTCGTCGCCTTGTCTTGCAGGGCCGTCAGTTTGGCGAGAATCCGCTTGAGAATCTCGCGACGGCCCTTGGGGAAAAAATCGGCGATCTCCGCCAGCAGGGCATCGGTCGCGGCGCCCAGGGCGTCGCCGGCCAGCGCCTTGCCGAAATCCTCGTCGGTAATGTTTTTCGCGTCGGCCTCGGGTTTGACGAGGCAGAAGAGGATGTCGCACAGCAGACACGGATCGTCCACCAGGCGTTCGAGCAGCTTGGCCTTCTGGTCGGCAATCTCCAGCAGGTTGACCTGCAACAGTTCGCGGACCCGTTTCACAGCCGCCACATTGACGGTGATGGCCCAGGTGTGGGCGGCGTTATCGGCAAAGGTCTTCATGGGTGGTTTTCCTTGGATTCTCAGGGGGTTGCGTCGTAAACGGCGGCGATCGTGATGTCGACGTCGGCAGTCGAGTCGCCGTTGCTGACCCAGACCGCGGCCACAGGGTTGCCGGTCATTGGCAGGGCAATGCCCGAGTTGCTCCACCAGAGGCAGCAATCGCCGGCAGCCATGTCGAGCGCCAAGAGCGTCGCTCCACTGGCATCGACGAACACGACCGAGACCCGCCGCGTGGCCGTGACCAACAGTACGGTCAACTGGTTGGGATCGAAGCCAGCGTGGACGACTTGCCGCTTGCAGACGACCACCGCTGTGCTCACGGCCGGCAGGTTGTCGCCGGCGCCTGCGCTAAGGGAAATGGCATCACCGCTTACATTCGCCGTCATGCCGTAGTGCCGGCCGCCAGTCCAGAAAACGTCGACCACGTCACCCGTTTGCAGACCGTGCCCGTCGCCCAGGGTGGCGACTCCGGTGCTGTTGTCGGTGCGCGTGGTCAGAGTCCCCGCGTTGCCGGCTGGCACGTTGGGCGTCCATGCCCCATTGCCGTCCTGGCTGCGGGTGATTTCGATGGGTACGGTCTGGCCCAAGACGCTGGCCACGACATTGATGTTGGCTTGGCTCATTGTGAGGTTCCTTGCGAAGAAAGTTTGAGAATCTGACCTGTAACGGTGGTGACTGACAACGTGCCGGTGACTCCCGGCGCGCCGGTGGCCACGCCGGCACGAACGTCGCTGGCATTGGGATACGGTCCTCCGTCACAAAGTTGATCGAGTGTCATAGCACAGGCCTCGTCGATGGTCATGGTTTGGGTTTGCTCCTAAAGCACTCCTTGCTTGATCAAGTCCCGACTGATCGCCGCGGCCTGACTGGCGCCGGGCAGGTCGCATTCGCGGACCAGCGGGCGGCCGTGGCGTTGGAACTTCGCGCCCGTGAGGTGGCAAAACAGCGGGTCGCCCTGAAAGTCCTTCTGCCGCAAGCCGCCGCGGAACGCTTCGCACGGATGCGGGTTGCAAACGAAATCCGCGCGGGCCTGCAAGAATCCGATCAGGAAGGTGTCCTTGTCGCCGAAGACACGACCGTAGGTGTCTTCATGACTCCGATTCAGCGCCTGGACCGCCGTCAGTCCCCCGGCGCACTTGCGCTTGCAAAAAAGCAATTGCCCGCTCTCGACCTGCTGCGAGGGCAGCTTGATGTCATACTTGGCCTCCAGGGCGGCCTTGCCAGGCGATCCGGCAACGTGCGGATTATGATCGTCGGCCCACTGCCAGACGTCCGGCCAAAGCACGGCGCCGTACTTCTTGAAAAGCAGTTCATCAAAGAGGTATTCGGGATCGCGGATCGGGAAACAATCGGCGTCGAGGAAAAGTAATTCGTCGAACCGGCTGCCAAGAATCGCCTCGATCTTCGATTGCCAGCCGCCCTTGCCTTTGGCACAGTCGGTGCATGTGCCGCCCAGGTTCTCCAGGCGAAGGTTGGGGATGGTTCTGGCCGCCTTGATCCAAGCCGGCCGCATTTCCGCCCCAAGATAAAACCACTCGAAGGGCAGCGTGCAACCTTTCTCCCGCAGCAAGCGGAAATTCAGGTAGGCGTTCAAGAAGTACAGCGGTCCGCCGGCGCTTGTCACGATGCCACGCATGGTTCCCTCCCATCCTCAAAATCAAACGCTCGGTGGAAGTGGCCCAAGCCCGTGGTCTCGCGCCCACAATGCTGTAGCAGGCTCGGTCGCGTCGTGTACAGCGAGGCGTGCGCTGCGGCCCATTCGCCGATGAGCAGGTCGCCGCCCAGTCGAGAGATGTTCGCCGGATCGGTCATGTAGGCGGCGAGCGGTTCTCGCACCGCGGCCGTGTAATACATGCCCTGGGTTCCATAGAAACTCGTCGGTTGATAGGGCGCCGCGTACTTGCCAGTCGCCGGTGCGTATCGATCGAAGGGATAATAAAGCGCCAGGATGAACGGGCGGTCTTCGCAAGCTTCGATCTCCGCCACGGCCAAGGCGCTCCTGGCAAGCCAGTCGGAACGGGCCGCGATGTCGTCTTCCAGGATGATGCAGTCGCGATCCGCGGCCCCGAGCCGCAGTGCCCGTGCATGATTCAGATTGAAGGCGACACGCAGGTCGCGTGGCGTTGGCATCTGCCACGGCACAATGCGCAGCCGGTCGTCTCCCCGGTACGGTTCGATCGACGATTCGTCGGGGGAACCCAGCACGAGGTTGATCAGTAGCGTCGTCGCGCTCCAGTCGGATCGTTTCAAGCTGTCGAGCGTGTTCGGCAGGTAGTCGGCGTTGCACCGTCGGCAGGTGAGAATGTTGATATTCACGTCGCGCATCGGCATGTCCTCAACTGTGCGAACTGGAAAGCGGTTGCTGACACACTTTGTTGATGGTCACGATCGCGTACCAGTTGGCCGCGTCCGCCCCATTTCCGCCGATGCGGACCACCACCTCGCCCGTGTCGCTGGCCGTGTCGAATAGGAGCCAATAAGGAGCTTCGATTCCTGGGCCGCCGGCATACATCTTCGCCGTGTTCGACACTCCTTGTCCGTCGGTGTACCACGACGGCGACGAAATATTATTCGCGGCCGACAGCAGCTTCAGCCCATCGTGCGTGCCGGCCACGATGGCACCCGTGTTCTGCACGGTGCCCCAGCCCCGCCAGGTGGAGATGTTGAAATAAGGATCGACGGCCTGGATGTTGAAATCGAAAGAGTACGTCCAGCCGACGGGGATGGCGATCCGTTGCCCGCCCTGGCCACCGCACTTGAGTTCACCCAGGGCGTCGATGTCGGCGTCGATCGCCGTGGGGTCGAGTTGCAGCGTCAGGTGGCTGCGGCCGGCCTGAAGCCCATTCAGCGCGCACCCTTCGGCGCGCTCGGCGAGCTGGTACGCGGTGACACCCTGTCCTTGGGCCTCGCTGCAATAGCCCAGCGCGGATGCGAGGCCTGTCGCGACCGACAAAAGCGCCGGATCGTAATTGAGCCCGGCCGCGCCGGCCAACTTGCCGTCGTCATTGAACTGCACGTTGCCATTGCTTCCGGCGGGAACCGACCCAACAGCGACCGGATTCCAGATGGCCGCGTTCACCGTGGCGTCGGCGCAGACCCAAACTGTACCGCTGGCCGTGTTGAGCCATTTTGAGAACACCGAAAACGTGCCGTGGCCAGCCGATCCGGCGGCATCGTCGCCGGCACCAGGGTCCGCAGCCGTCTGGTAGCTGAGCGGCGCTGAATCCAGAAGAATGGCGAAGTTCTGCAACAGCTTGTCGAGATCGGTCGTCCCCAGATTTGAGACAACATATCCGCCTTTGTAGGCCGAAACGCTGCGTGTCATGGTTTCATGTCCTCCACTTCTACCACAATTCTCAGATCCACCGCACGTCGCGGGTGCTGGGGCAGGGTTTGATGTTGATCTTGTAGGTCACCGCGTCTTCGAGCTTTTCCTCGCGGTCACAACCAAACACCTCGAAGTCACCGTCAATGCCGTGGCCATCCGATGCGTCCTTGATGAGGAAGGCCAACGGCGTGTCACCGATGAAGGCGGCGATGATTGCCGACAGCGCCGTGTCGGCCGAGTCGTCATTCATCTCCCACTCAACTTCGATCTCCTTCAAGGACCCCTTCCGCTTGGAATACTTCGAGGCGCGGCTGTCAACCTTGGCCTCACCCTTTTTCATCTTCAAGCTGAGGTCTTTGACGTTGGTGATCAGTGTGCCGGCCGTACTGCCGACCGGGCCGTAGTACAGCTTGGCATCCACAAGGCTCATGCGCTGGGCCATTTTGACTCTCCTCGTTCTTGTGACTTCACCGAACCGAGCCGGCCCAAAGCGCGGGCAGACCGGGCATTTCTTTCTGCAAGGCCGGCCCCATATACGGGCGGGCTTCGATCCGTGTGCCGCTGATAAACTCCGGGCCGTACAACTCTTCGTTGATCTGGTTGGCGCGATTGACCTGCGCCTGCGTGTTCAAGCGGGCGTAGGTCACCATCTTTCCATCGCGGTTCTTCTTCGTGCTCCGAGACGCGGGGCCGTCAGTGCGGATTTCACCCGACCGGCCAAGCACCCGCTGGCGACGCAGTGGGTTCTTGTGTCGCGGGAGTTCGCCGCCGTACTCGAGCGTCGGCGGCACAACGCTGCGCGAGCCGACTGGCGTGGGACCGACGACGACCGACCGCGTGGGCGGGTCGTAGCTGAAATAAATGCGGTTCCGCAGCGTACCGACGTGGCTGCTGGGCGGTTCGCCAGAGCGCGACACGCGCTTCCGCTTGCGAATCGAAGTCTTGGCACGACGCTGGATGTAGGCGCCGGCCTGGCTCAGCGCCTTGGCGCCGGCACGGCCGACGGCCTCGATCACTCGCGGCCGGTCGAAGAACATCGACTTTTCTCGGAAGGCAATCATCGCATCACTCGGAACGTGAACACCAGAAGGCTCGTGAACTGACTGTTCTCCTTCAGGTGCTTTGGGTCGTAAATGGGTTTGTTCTCGGTCTTTGCCCAACCGGCCTGCGTGTAGCCGGCCAACGGCTTGTGGCGAAATAGGTCGTCAATCTCCTGCACGAGTTGCATCAGGCCGTCGATCGCCGCCTCGTCGAAACCGGGCGGATCGTTGCTGGCGACCCGCTTCTGCACAGCGACGTGAATTTTGTATTCCGCGCGGTCCCGGCTGCGGTCGGCGATCTCCTCGTCCAGTTCCGCCGGCACGACCGAGACATGCAGCGTGTTCATCTCCTTAAGGTCGAACTCGGGTAGGTAATATCGCTTGGCCTCGAACGCCTCGCTCAGTTGCGCGGCATTCAATGCGGTGACCATCGCGTCGGCAATTTCTACGGCAACAGCCATCAACTGTCCTCCACTTGCTTCGTGTGGATGCGAAGCGTTTTGTGAAACGCGTCGCTCCATCGCCAGCACGGTTCCTTGCCCGGCGCAGTCACCTCATAAGTGAAGGTCGTCGCGCCGTCAGTTTCCCGAATCCGGTCGCCGCGCTGGGGCAGCGTTGGCGTACCGCCCAAGACTAGGTCGGCCGCCAGCACCAGGAAATCCCGCGACTCGCTCCGCACGAGGACGCCGTAGCCATCGTCCACCTCGAAGGTCGTCTTGCCGATCGTGGCCGAGACGTTCGCCGTTTCGTTGCCACGCACGTAGTCCACTGTGGATGCAGCGAACTGCGTGCGGTGGTTTTCCAGCCACTCCGATGCCATTGCCAGCAGGTTCGACGGCATGGTTCGGCTCCCGATCTCACTGGAACAGCCGGACCCGCACCGTCGTGTCGGCATCGGCGCAGGCGAGAACTGTCTTACCCACCAACACGTTGCTTCCCGCCGTGGGCGTGACGACAACATTCGTCGCATCCCAATAGACCGTCGTGCCGGCAGCCATGCCGGAGCCCGACGACGTGGCCTTCGGGAACGTGAACACGCCCACGACTGCCAAGGCGCCAAGCGTGTTGGCGGGTATTGGTTTGCGGGTCACGCCTACCATGTTGCCCTGGACAATCACGGCGCCGGCAGGGACGTCGCTCGTCGGGGTGTAGTCCACGTAATCATCGTCTTGTGCGAAGATTGCGGTTGTCATGATTCAGTTCTCCTTCTGGAAGAAAGTGGTTCTCAGACGTCGCCCTTGCTCTTCACGCCGGCCCGGTTGTCCTGCAGGGCCACGCCGAAGTCATGGTAGCCGCGCATTTGGACGCCCAGGACGCTGAAGTCGGCCTCGGCCGTTTCGATCGTCGGGGCCTCTTGGCCGTTGAGGAACGCCACCTCGATAACCGCCAGGTCATTGGGGTCGGACAGCAAGTACCACGCCTTGGCCGAGTTGCCCGCATAGTGGGCGTTTGCCAGGTAACGGCTCACCGCCACGCGGAACTTGCCCTGGTGCGGGTTGGCGATCGGGTACTTCGTGCTCGCCGTGGTGTCACGGATCTCCAATGATCGCCAGAGCTGCGTGCCCATGGCGCTCAGCGCCGTCGGCACGAGGCAGATGGCCGGCATGATGCCGATCGGCTTGCCGTCGCTGTCGCAGAGGTTCATAAAGGTTGCCTCGGCCAGCGTGAGACCGTCGATCCCCAGTACCGTGTTCGTGCCCGTCAGGTAGTTGTTCGCGCCGGACGTGAAGAACGCGCTGTTGTTGAGGAACGTGGCCCAGAAGACGTCGTTGATCTTCAGTCCCGAGCCGCGGCCGAGCTTGCGGGGCACGGTGGTGATGGCGCCCAGGTCGTCGTTGATGATGTCGCGGCGATCAACCGAGAGCACCAAGCCGTACGTGTCGGCCTTGTTGGTATACGACTCGTTCCCCAGCGTGCCATGCTTCAGTTCGCCGCCCGGAGCAACCTGCTCGTACTGGTCCGTCCCGATCAGACGGTAGCTGGTGACCGTCTTGAAGTCGTTGACGTTTCGCGCGGCGGAAATATCGCGCCAGGTACTCTCGACGGAAAAGAATCCTTCGAGGAGGAACTTGTTGGCGACGTTCGACAGAATGCCGCTCATATCGACGGTCGAGAACCCGGCCTCCAGTTCCGGCTTGAACGCGAACCGCAGCACGCTGCGGCTGTCGCGGAAGTTGCGGCCGGTGTAACCGTTGGCCCAGGCCGCCTCCAGCAAGAGTTCCTGCAAGCCGATCCCGCCACGGAAACGGCGCTGGGCTGCTTCGAGCGTCGGCTCGGGATAGCGCTTCTCGACGCCTTCGAGCTTGGCTGACAGCATGCAGGCCGCCTCGAGGACCGTCGTGTTCACCGAGTCGTCCCGCATGTGCAGCGCCGGGGCCTTTGGCCGGCCGGCGCGGAGTACCGCCAGTTCACAGCGACTCGTGTCCCAGCCTTCCTCGATTGCCTGGGCCTCGACCTCCGGGAACCGGCCGGCGCAGAGCTGCCGGATTGCCGTGATTCGCTTGCTCTCGGCGATCGCGCCTGCTCGCATCTCGGCGATCGTCGGATCGGCCGCGTTGACGGGCGCTGTGGTAGCGGGAGCGGCCGCGTTGGCAGGGGCCGGCGCCGGCTTTGCTGCGGGTTCTGCCGCGGCAACAGGGGCCGGATTGGTGGAGGTGTCGTTTTCCATTGTGCTCTTCTCCTTCGGAGGTTGTGAGGCTGCGGCCGCCACTTGGGCGCTTGTCTGGCCGTCAGCCCCGATGTCCACAAAACTGATCTCGCCGAGCGTCGACTTGCGGACGACGTTCACGGGCCCCGAGAACTCGCGGCCGTTGACGATGGCCGAGTGGCCGTCCTTGACGAACTCGAACTCTTCGACGCTGGCGCCGATCGACGCCTGCCAGGGAAAGCCGTTGCGTGCCGAGGCGACGATCTCTTTCGCCGCGGCCGTGTCGCGCGAGACGACACCGGCGGCGAGAAGTTTTCCGTCGTCAATCCGAATCTGATCGGTGTGGCCCACGCCGCTGGCCATATCGTGCCCGAAGCGAATCGGCCGGTTTTGCGTCGGAATTCCCATGCCGGCCAAGTCGACGATGACCGGGTAGCGCCAGCCGGCGATCCGCATGGGGCCGCCCGTGTAAGCAACCATCGAGAACCGCGGCAACCTCGGCTTGCCCTCGGCGCCGACCTGCGTGGCGTCGCCAAAGGCCTCGATCGTCACGCCGCCGGGCTCGCTCACGAGCGCGAGGACGCCCGGCGTTTGGACTTCGGCCTCGGCGCTGGGCTTCTTAGTCGTCGGTGTCTGGCGTGGCATAGTCTGCCTCCGGATCGGGTGTTTCGGCGGTCTGGCCGGTGGGTATCGTGGTGGCCAACGGCGTCACGGGCGTGGGCGTCAGGCCCAACTGAACCATGAGCGCGACCTCCTTGGCTCGCTGGCGGATTTCGACTTCCCAGTCGCGTCCCTGTTTGGCGAACTCGCTGGCCAGCGTGGTCGTGTTGTTAGCCAGGCGGAGCTGCTGAGCCTGCGCCTCCTTGGCTGGATCGACGTGCTCCTGGCCATCCCAGAACCACTGGTGCGTGAAGTCGGCGTTGACGCGTCGGGCCGACTGCGGCAACAGGCCTTCGACGAGTTGGGCCTCGTCGAGCCACGCGTGGAAGATGCGATCCAGCGCCACGAGTTCGATACGAGAACGGTCCACGCGGATCGACTTGAAGTAGGTCTGGTGGTCGAGGCGGCCCGAGGCGTAGTTGTAGCCCGAGGAGTTGCCGGCAGCCACGTTGAACGGCATGTTCAAGCAGCGGGCAATCTCATTGAGGATTTCCTTCTTGAACTCCGCATAAGTGGTTGATGGTTGCTCGGCGTGGACTTGGCCCATCTTCCAGCCGCCGGGCATCGTCAAGAGCGCCCGCGACTCCAGTTCGATCGTGTCCATCGGCTCGACTGGTTCAGCTTCGCCGTTGGCCGGCGCGTCGGTGTAGAGGATTCCTGCAAAATCGGCGGCCGTCTCCGCCGCGCCCAGCACTGCCAGCGTGAAGCGTCGGAGCTGGGCGAAGAGCGGCAGCGCCGGCATAATCTCCGGCAGGCCGCGCATCTGACCAGGGCGATCGGCGCGGAACAGATGAATCACCGAGGCGGCCGGGACTTTGTCGAACTCGGCCGTAAAAGGCACCATCACGTTGCCCGGATGCTCGCGCAGGACGTCGTAGATGCGCGGATTGCCATGCTCGTCAAAAATGATCCCGTCAATGCGGTCCTTTTGCGGAAAGATCAGATAGGGCGAGCTGATCTGGTCGGCCTCGACAAGCTTCAGATCGAGTGTGACAGGGTTGTCGAGCTTGGGATTATTGATTAGGATCGCGAACCCTTCACCGTCCTGAATCTGTGCGAGCCGAATGGTCCGCAGCTTTTCGGCCAGGTTTACGGCGTCGGCCCAGGTCGAGAATGCTCGCTCAATCTGACCGTTGGCCTGCGGGTTGCCGGTGAGCATCTGGAGTCGCGGGCCGGTTCCAACAATGTCATTGGCGAGCGTCGAAACGATCCCGCGGGCGTAGCTATTGTTGTAGACCTCGTAGCGAGATCGGTTACGCAGCAGCCGACGAACGCCGGGCATGGCGGCCGCGTTGATGCTCAAGCCGTCGGCATTGACCCAATGGCGGAAGTTGGAGTCGTTGGTCACGGCCGCGTCATAACGGGCGCGCACGACCCGCACGACGCGCTGAGGATTGCCAGCGCGAGTGGTCTTGGCATTGCCGCGAATTTTCTTCAGCCAACCAAACACGTCAAACTGTTCCTGGGGGCAGGAGTTTTGTCAGGCGGATTCCCTTGGCCCGCGTCCGAACTGCCTTTTTGCTTTCCAGATACCGATCGGCGTCGATCTGGTCCTTGAGGTCATGCTGGCGCATGCCGCCGGAATCGCCGTGGGCCTCGGCTGGCCCCTGGGCGTTGTCGCGGATCGTTTGTTCGAGATCGTCAGGCATAGAATCTCCGGAAGTGCGGCCGAAATATCGGCCCCATATCTGTGACCTACCCGGCCGAGTCGCAAACTGTCGGAGATTGGCCCGGAAGAATCTGAGAAAAGTACAGAACTGTAACTTCGGGCTCGAAGCGGTAGACGCGGTGGCCGGATCGGAACAGATGTCCGGGCGCCTATCTATCCTTTAAGACATGCCGTATCGCGGGCATCGCGGCGAGATCTGAATCAACTGGCGACAAGTCAGAAGAGAAGCCGTCCACAGAGAACGGACGACCGCAACCAAAAGGTGATTCTCCGAACTAGGACTTTGCGGCTTGCTCGCTGCTGGCGGGTTGCCATTCCAAAGGACGACGAATCAATCCATCAATTTCTGCTTGGGGCCCGAAACGACGCTGGTCCACCTGGGTATCTAAACTGGCAGTTCGGCAGGGCAAGTTCTAGCTTCTTGCCAGCTTCGGCGGTGACCGCTGTGGCGAGGAGATCAACTTTCCGGAGTTGAGTCAGTTCTTTCAGATGCGCCAATCCGTCGTCTTGGATTGAAGTCCCGACAAGATTGAGATAGGCAAGCTGGGGCAGACTTTTGAGTCTCTCTAATCCCGGTCCCGAAACCTCCGTTCCTTGGAGGTCCAATTCTTGCAGCTTGGACAGACCCGCCAGATGGACCAGCCCCGTACCTTTAATCGAATCGTCTTTGAGCCAAAGGCTCTGAAGTTCATGCAAGCCTGTTAGGTACACTAAGCCCTTGTCAGTGATCTTCGTCTCAAATAGCCACAATAGGCGCAGATTCCTAAGACCCTTAAGATGTGCCAGTCCCGCGTCCGTAATCGGCATAGCCGTGAGATAGGCCTCGCGCAGTTGTCTTAAACCTTCGAGATGCTCAAGTCCGGCGTCCGAAATTGCAGTGTCCTGGCACAATATTCTCGCGACATGTGGCAATCCGCCAAGGTATTTCAGGTCATCGTTCGTTGCCTTGGTACGGCTAAGATCCACTTCAATGACCTCGGCAAAGAAATCCTGACCCAGCAGATTCCGTAGCCACTCCGGCCCTGATGGTTGAGTGTCTGGCGGTTTCTGCATCCATCCGCCCGGCCCCGCTAGATCGCCGAACGGAACGAGGTGCCAATCATAATCGACACTGGCTCCAGCAACGCTCATAATCCCTTTGACCGATTCCTTCTGCTTCCTAGCCTGTTCAAGTCTGTCAGCTAACCACCGCATCCCATCCATTTCTTTGGAATCGTCGTGCGTGACATAACCCCGCAGCACGTCGATGATCTGGACATCGGTTTTGCCGGGGAAGTGAGGACGGAGCTTCCGTAGAATTTGTTCAACCTCGGCTGGCGACTTAACCGCTTGAGGTTGGCATCGGCAGTCGCCGCTGTGACGGTGAAGCCTAGCCCCCTCCGCGGCAATGGCAATTCCCGAAACGAACAACAGTACGATCAGCAATCTACGATGGAACATTCCTTTGCTCCTTAGATCGCGGCCAGCATTCAACTGGCGTATCCGCGGTCGATAAAGCCGGCCAAAAATGAGCTGTCTAGCTAAGTTGTGATGGTTTGCTGCTAGGCGACGTTGATTATACTCGTCGCTTCGGAAGCGAATCAATACCGGCGGCCTGCTCGTAGGTCGTGATCCGGCGTCCGCAATGGCGACATTCTCGCACTCGCAGGATCTTCTTCTGTCGCTGCCGGGTGTAGACGACGTAGAGATGCCGACAGCCGCAACGGGGGCATTCCAGTCCGCGCGATGGCGTGTCCGATTCGGGTTTCTTTCCTTCGCCGGCCATCTACCGTTTCCTGTTTTGCAAGTCGGACAGCCGCACGCGGGCGCGCCGCGGGGCGGCCTTGGCATCCGTCCCTGGCAGGATCGCACCTTGGATTGACGCCGCCACAGCGCAGCCAACTAGGCCGTCAAGCCAGTGGTTGTCAACGGCCGCGGCGCGCAGTTTCCATTCGTCCACCGTGCGACCACGCCCCTCGGTCCGCACGCGGTACTCGGCCGTGATGTGGTCGGCAAAGAGTCGGTGCAGGGCTGCGCTGTCGCCAAACAGCGAAAGGCAACCGGGATCACCCATCGCCACTACCATGCGGGCGTGGACGAACGACTTCCAGTAATTCGTATCGAAGACGACGTGCCGAACAGCCCGCTTGCCATGCACGTTGGGAATACGCCAGTTGAGTCCCACCCGGTCCCCTTGCTTGCGTTTGTACTCCGAAAACGGAATGCTCGACGCACCGACGAATCGGCCGTGGCTAGGATAGAGGGCAGCCGAATGCGTGCTCTGCCGGCAGAATTGGTAGACCACATCGGTTGATGATCCCCAGTTGGCGTCGATCAAGCAACGCTCGATCCGCATGCCGGCGCCATCGTCCCGTCTCCATTCTCGACCCAGGTATAGCGTGGTGAGCGATTCGAGTCCGGCGTAGATCGATCCCTCCAGGCCTGCCCCCTTCGCGGCCAGTGCCAAGGTCGGCTGCGCATCGCGGAGAGTGAAATAGGCCCGCTTCTGATCGGGATACGCACCGTAATCGAGAACGTAGCCGGTGAAATCGTCTTCCCAGGCTGCCACCACGTAATAGAGAAGTGTCCCTTGAACGTCGACAAACATCGTCAGGTGGTTGCACCCGACAGCGACGTCGCCACGGTGAAGGCGATTAAGCTTCGCCGCCACCTGGTCGGCTGTCAGTTCGTCGTCCTGCGGTTTTTCCTCCGGTAATGGTTCATTCTGGTACTCGGCATAGAACGCCCGCTCGTCCTGCAACTTGAGGTTCATGGCGTGCTGAACGGCCGAAAGTTCGTCGTGATTGAAGCGCTCTGGCCATGCGATTGTTGCGCCAACGTCCATTTCGTAGCGATGTTCACCATAGAATCGCGTGGCATCCGCCAGGCCCCGCTCGGCACGTAGGCTGTCGGCACGGATCTCCGCATACTTGGCCCAGAGCGATTCGCTAGCAGGAAACGCGTAGACCATCTTGGTCCTTTCTCCCTGCCACTGCGGGTGTTTGTCTCGGTTGAGGATTCGGTCGGCCATGTCTTCGGGCCGGATTACCGTGCAGGGCATCACGCCAGCGATCTTCTTGCCGGGGCCGGCCAGGCCCAACACAGCACCGGCCAGGATGCTTTCGCGCGTGGCGCACTGCGAGATGCTGCGGGCTGACTCGTCCGTCTGCGGATCGTCCAAGACCACCAGCGACGGCCGAACGGAGTGGCCATCCGATCGTTTGAACTTCATGCCGCGGATGCGACCGGTAATGCCGGCGACCTTGATGATCGCACCAGAGCCGCTGCTGCCAGGGATCGTCGGCAGGACGACCTCCCGTGCGGTCCAGCCGATGTGAGTGCGCTCGCCCTTGTAGAGTTGGCCGCTACAGCGATTGGCGATACCGTCGAGACACTGAATCGGGTAGATGACCTCCGGGTAGTCGTCCAACAGAAGATCGTTGCTATCAAGTTCCGTTTTGATGCTCTCCAGCATGTCCATCGCGTGTCCCTCGTCGGAACCAATGAGGCAGACAAACTCGCGATGGCCGTTGAGCACCGCCCAAATGCAGGCGCACTCACAGATCGACGTCTTGCCTGACCCGCGAGGCATGGCCATTGCGAATAGTCCGCCTTCGAGCACTGCCCGCTCGATCTTCGAGATGACCTTCAAGTGATCAGGCGACCAGGCCAAATGGAATGTGAACGGAAAATACGCCTCGCAGAAAAAACGAAACTCGTTCGCAGCCCGCGTCTTGCGATCGGGATTGACAACCTCCGGCAATTCGCCGATGTCGCGTCCGGCCAAAGACAACGCTGCGTTGCGTGCGCGAGCCCGCTCTTTCAGCGACCCATACGGATCGCCATCCGGCTCGGGACGCGGCGCATGGCGCATCTCGACCAACCATGCCACGTAGCGAAACAAATCGACGTGCCGATCATCGCCGATGCGGAACCCAGCGCGAGAACGATGACGCAGCAACTGACGCTCGCCCAGCACCTCGCCCAAAGGCGTCGAGTTGAGCAGCCGTACCAGTTCGGTCGGTCGAAGTTTGCGCGGGTTAATCGGCACCGTTTATCTCCTTCACCAACCATGCCGCGTAATGCACGAGGTTCATCGTCCCGTTGACGTTGAGCGGGGCGCCGTTGCCGACGTCGCTTTGCAACATCTCTGTCGTGACTTGGTGGGCGCCGGAGGCGGTCAGGATGCGAGCCATATCCGCCAGCCGTAATGCTTGGGGATTCAATCCGCCGTCTTGCCGTCCTTCAGCGTTAATGTCAGTCATCAGCGAGCCTTTCCGTGGCAACGATTACAAAGGAGTTACAGAAATCTGAGGCAACTTCCGCGCAATCCGCTTGATGTTTTTCCGAAAACATGGCTCATGTGTTGATGTACGAACGAACATGCAACGCCAAACGCGAGGAGAACCACGATGACCGCCAACCGCAAAACGAAGAACACGAACACCGCCCGAACCGAATTGGGCGACGACCTCACGATCACCAAGATCACCCGACGGGCTTCCGGCGGCGGGACTTGGGTATGCGGGACGATCGCCGGATACCGTTTCGACGCCCTGGTCTTTCCCGAGCACGCCGAGTGTCCGGATTGGGAATTGGGCCAGAGCCGCGTCTCGAAGCTGTGGATCGCCAAACTCAGCAACAAAGAGACCGTCTTCAACTGGGACCGCGGAATGGACCAGCCCGCCGCCTCCGCCAAGACGCAGGCGGTGGTCAATTTCCTGGCCGCGGGTCTCGCCGAGACGGTCTACAACCAGTAACCCCAGTTTTCCTGTTTTCTGTTTCCCTTTTTTCTGTAACCCTTTTTCAGATGGAGACGTGCGATGAAGAAGAACGAAGTCGAGATTGGTAAGCTCTATTTCGCGAAGGTGACCAACAAGGTGGTCCAGGTGCGGATCGATGCGGAGAACCGCCACGGCGGTTGGGACGCGACGAACCTGGAGACCGGCAAGAAGGTCCGTATCCAAACGGCCCAGCGCCTGCGCGGTGCCGTTGGCGACGACAGCGCCGCGACGGGTGCCAAGAAGTCCAAGGGCAATAAGAAGGCCAAGGCTCCGACCGAGCCCCAACCGGTGGCAACGTCGGCGCCCACGGTCGAAGACGTGCCCGCTGCGACGCCCGCCGTGAACGAGGCGACGGCGACCGAGCCGGCCGCCAAGCCGAAGCGAACGAAGGCGGTGAAGGAGCCCAAGGAGAAGCGGATGAGCGGATTGGACGCCGCGGCCAAGGTGCTCCAGGAGCGCGGCGAGCCGATGAACGCCAAGGAGATGATTGAGGCGGCCGAGTCGAAGGGCTATTGGAAGTCGCCCGGTGGTAAGACGCCCCACGCCACGCTCTACAGCGCGATCATCCGCGAGATCAAGCTCAAAGGAGCCGAGGCCCGCTTCCGCAAGGCCGATCGCGGCCGGTTCGCCCACGCCTGAGCAAGGACAACACCATGACGACAATCCCAGATGCCATTCGCAACGTAACGGCCACGATGCAATCCGAACTCGATTCGGGTGCGCGTTCCGCGCACATTGACGCCAACGACCTGATCGACCTGCTCTTGGCCATCGCCGACGAAATCGACCCGCCGTTTGCCCCGCAAGCGCGCGACGAACAACCGCGTCGACGCTAAGCCAAAACGGCTGATTTCCGCCTCTTTTTACCCCGGGCCGCCACCCGGGGTTCTCTTCGGCCACTGCTGGCCCGCGGTTGCTTTTGGAAATCCTTGCCGACTGTTTTAGTCGGCAATTCTGGCATGAAAAGACGAGCCCTAAGGTCCGACTCTGTTTGGACTTACGACCTCGGCAATTCGCTTTACAAAACGTCGCGATTGAGCGAATGTTATCACTGTTCAGACGTACATTACACCACCCAAACAAAGGATACGAACGATGAACGCCAACGACCTGACCTTCGGAGTTGAGATTGAGACGATCGCCCCCGATTCCGCCCTGCGGAACGACGGCCTGCGGATCGGACCGTACAAGCGCGGAATCCAGGTGCCCTACCTGCCCACGGGTTGGAAGGCCGAGGCCGACGGCTCGATCGATAACAGCCGGGGCGGACACAAGTGCGAGATCGTAAGCCCGGTCCTGACGGGGATCGAAGGGCTGGTCCAGGTTGCCGAGGTTCTGCGGGCGCTCGAAGACAAGGGCCACCGGGTCAACGCGAGCTGCGGGGTCCACGTACACATCGGTTGGAAGCGCACCCTGCCCAGCGAGGCCCTGGCCCGCCTGATCACGATCGTCGCCTATGTCGAGAAAGGCCTCTACGCGATCACGGGTAGCAAGGCCCGCGAGCGCGGAACGTACTGCGGCGGAGTTCGCAAGTACGGGAACAACAAGACCGCGAAAGACGCGATCGACGCGCACCGCTACCACGCCTTGAACCTCACCAACCTGGCCCGCGGAACGAAGGACACGGTCGAGTTCCGAGTTTTCTCGGGAACGACCAACGCCACGAAGGTGGTCGGGTGGATTCAGGTCTGCCTCGGGTTGGTCGAACGGGCGATCAACGGGAAGCGCCAACCGGCCTGGAGCCCGAAGCCTCTGACCGGCGGTTGGAAGAAGGCCGGCGAAGGCCAGAGCGAGGCCGAGCGCCTGATCGGATACCTGGCCTGGGGCGCCGGCTACGCCCGCATCCACAACGGAAAGCAATTCGGATGGGTTTCGGACGCCATCCCGCAGGAAGAGATCAAGGCCGAGTTCCGCCGCCTCGCCAAGAAGTACGACGAGCAGGCCTAAAGCCGAAACGCGGGGCACGGCGGCCCTGGCGTAGCGGTGGGATGGGTGCCCGCCGCCTGAAGATGGCAACCCAACACAACCAAGATCGAAGGAGATCAAACGATGAACCGCGACACAACAAACCAGACGCCGGGATTGGACGTGCCCCACGCCACCGCAACGACGATGTATGGCCGACGCGTGCTTTCCCTGCCCATTGCCGAGGCCCGCAACGCCGCATGGTATCGGCCGGAACTGGAGACGTGCGCGGACTGCAACTGCGCCGCAGATCGCGTGATTGTGGAATGCGAACCCTACGGCAACCCGCCCGCGTGGGGCTGGTGCGGCAAGTGTGACCTGGGCGGCTGAACAACCAACAACGGAGGCAATATCATGTGTGGAATCTTTGGCTTCATCACGAAGAACGGGAGCGGCCCCGACCTGGCCCGCCTGCGGCGGATTGCCGCGGAAACGCAAACCCGCGGCAACCACGCGTTCGGACTGGCGTGGCTCGGCGCCACGGGGACCATTCATACCTTCAAGCGACCCGGCCCGGCCACAGCCAACCTGGGCGACCTCGACGAATGCCGTGGCGCCACTGCGGTGATCGGACATTGCCGTTGGGCAACGCACGGCCGACCCGAGGACAACCACAACAACCATCCGCACCCGGCCGGCCGCGGATGGTTCGTCCACAACGGCGTCGTGCAAAACCATGCCAGCCTCGTCCGGCGCTACGGACTGTCGATGACCACGGAGTGCGACAGCGAGGTGCTGGGCCTGTTGATGGCCCGGTTCCCCGGAGCCCTCGGCCTGCGTGCCGCTCGGGCCGCCGAGGTCGCCGACGGCAACCTGGCGGTGCTCGGGTTGTGGCGGAATCCCACGCGACTGCTCGTGGTGCGACGCGGCAACCCGCTCTGCTTCGGCGAGACTAACGGCGGATTCTACTTCGGCAGTCTGCCGGGCCAGTTGCCCGGCTCGGTAGTTACCATCCGCGAGCGCTACGCCGGCGTCTTGACGTTCACCGGCAACGAATTGGACCACCACGCATTTGGAATCGGGAGGTAAGCGATGAGATACTATTCGACCACGGAAGCGGCGGCCGTTTTGAACGTGGACCCCAGTCGCGTGCGTATGCTCTGCAAGCTCGGACGCATCGAAACAATCAAGGTCGGCAACACCTACGGCATCGCCGAGGACGTCCTCGAGGAGTTCGCCGCGCAGGAACGACGGCCGGGGCGCCCCCGCAAGGTCGCCACGCAACCGGCAATCATCGATCTGCCCGTCGAGCCGAATGTGTTCTCGTCCAAGCCGTAGTTTCATCCTCGGCCACTCTCCTTCTCTGCGGCCAATCCGCGCTCCGCCAGGAACGTGACCGGCTTGCCCAACTCGCGGGCGGCGCTGATCTCGGCTTGTACGCCAATGCTCTCCCGCCAGCCGTCGAGCATCAGCACGACGACCTCATCGCAGACGTCCAAGTAGCGGCGGTCGTGCCGCTGCCAAAACTGCCAGTCGTGCGGAATCCCAAAGGCGCAGATTCCGAAGCTGTGGGAGATCGGCGAGAAGACAATCTTGCCCTGGGTGATCAAGGCGGCTGCGGCACGGCAGGCCGCCTCGAATCGCTGCTGTCGGATCGTCGGGTCGACGTGCGTGAACGGCGATGCCAGGTAGATCATGACACGGCCTCCGTAACTTCGACGGGCGCCACGGCCGGTTCCCGCTGGGCCTTCTTGCCGGTGAAGTTTTCCCAACGCTGGACGATGACGTCGCAGTACAGTGTGTCGAGTTCCATGAGGAATGCGTGGCGGCCAGTCTGCTCGGCCGCGATCATCGTACTGCCGCTGCCGCCGAAGAGATCCAGCACGTTCTCGCCGGCCCGCGACGAATACTGCATCGCCCGCACGGCCAACTCGGCGGGCTTCTCGGTCAGGTGGACCATCTTGTTGGGGTTAATCTTCTTGATGCTCCAGACGTCCACGGCGTTGTTCGGGCCAAGGTAGACGTGGGCAGCGCCCTCTTTCCAGCCGTAAAAACACCACTCGTGGTTGCCCATGAAGTCCTTGCGGGTCAGCACCGGGTGCTCCTTAACCCAGATGATCGCCTGGGAGAAGTAGAGCTTCATGACCTTCAGCACCGGCGGATAGTTAGCGCAGTTCGCATAGCCGCCCCAGATGTAGAAACCGCGACCGGGTTCCAGCACGCGGGCCATATTGCCAAACCAGGCCGCGAGCATCTTGTCGAAGTCAGCGTCCGACATGAAGTCGTTGGCCAGCGGCCGGTCTTTGGCCCGCATTTTCCGGTGCGTCGCCTTCGACTTCTCCGGGTGGCGGGCCAGGTCCAGTTGCTGGTGATGGTAATTGGCAAAGGAACTGTTGCCCGCGGCGATGGCGTTGTTGCTGCGGGGTTCGACCTTCACGTTGTAGGGCGGGTCGGTGTTCACCAACTGGATCTTGGCGCCGGCCAACAGCCGATCCACGTCCTCGGGCTTGCTGCTGTCGCCGCATAGCAAGCGGTGGTCGCCGAGAATCCACAGGTCGCCGGACTTGGTAGTCGCCTCGTCAGGTGGCGCCGGAACCTCGTCTGGGTCTGTGAGTCCTTCCTTGACGCCGGGGTCGAGCAGTTCGGCCAGCTCGTCCTGATCGAATCCCAAGAGGCCAAGATCGAATTCCATTCCCTGGAGCGCCGACAATTCGATCGGCAAGAGCTCGAAATCCCAAGTTGCCAGGTTCGCAGTTTGGTTATCTGCGATGCGGTATGCCCGGATCTGCTCGGGCGTGAGGTCCTTGGCGACATGGACCGGCACCTTCTCCAGTCCGAGTTTCAGCGCGGCCTTGTAGCGGGTGTGGCCGACGATGATCACGCCCTCGGTATCGACGACGATGGGCTGGCGAAACCCAAACTCCTTGATTGACGCCGCCACGGCGTCCACAGCGCTATCATTCTGGCGAGGATTGCCCGGATAGGGCTTCACGTCGCTGGTCTTCCAAAGTTCAATCTTCATAGGTCAAATTTCTCCTGAAAAAAGTTCGGACAAGCAAAACAAACTGTGGTTAATCGGGGGGCTGTTCCCGCGGGCCATCGGCCGGCGCGTCGGCCGGGAAGTACCTACGGCCGGGGGGGAGCCCAACGCCGGGGCCACGTTCGCGTCTGTGGGGCCCAGCGCGTTCTTGGGGTCCTTGGCGAACCGGGCGCGAAGAACGCCACACGGCGCAAACGTGGGCGCGTGTTGGCTAAGCGCGGGGGAAATGTGGTCGTGCCAAGTTTCCCAAGATTCACCGGGGGTCGCGCAGGCCCACGCATACACGCATACGCGCGCACACAGGGGTGAACAGGTGAAACAAGAGAGAGAGTTCTTCTTTTTTCCTATATATAGGCTCTTTTTTGCGTTCTCAAGTTTCACCCTTGGGGCGTGAACCTTGGGAGGAATCTTGAGAATCATGACGGCAGCGGGGCGGGGTTTCGCATGCAATTGGCGGCTCATGATTCACCTCCGTGGGAAGTTTCACCGTGAAGCAGCCGATAGGCGCGTACCGACCAACCGGCGCGCGGCGTGAGCACGATTTCGATTTCCCCCTGCTGGCGAAGCGTGTCCACCAGGGCCGCGAAGCTCTTGGAATCGATCTTCATGCGCTTGAGCAGCACGCTGTGGGCAAGTTGCTCGCCCTCCGCCTCGCGCAGCTTGCGCAGCAGCTTCAGGCACTCGGCGTGGAACGGGTTCTCGGCCACGTAGCTCGCAGCCAGGTAGAGCTGGCGCCGCGTCTGGTGCATGGCGAAGGTGGTAGCCCACTGCACGGCCGGCAGGCCGATGACCGGGTTCTCATGGTTCTCGCTGCAGGCGTAGATCAGCGCCAGCTTGGTGGCGTTCTCGCAGGTCCGGCTCCACGCCGTGCGGCCGACCTCGTCTTTTGCCTCCTCGGCCTGCTCGTATTCCACCTCAGTCAGCTTTTGCAGATGCTGCACAGCTTCGGCAGCCTCGGGAGTCAGCGGCACGACGCGTGGCTCGGGATGTTGATCTTTTAGATTGCCGGCAGCCGGCTGAAATTCGGCCCACCAGTGCGCCGTTTCCAGGATTGGCCCCGGCAAATGCCTGGCCGAGCCGGGTGTCTGGCCGGGGCCGCGCTTGCCGACGTCGACGACGATCATGCGCGCGAAGAAGCCGTTGGTGAGCATCCGCTGGCACAACGCTTCGTAGAAATACTGCGGCGTCGCCGTACCGAAAAGCGTCAGGTGCGGCTGATCGATGTGGATCGTCTCCTTCTGCCCAGCCTTCACGCGGATCGGATAAACGTCGTTGGCCGAGGTATAGAGCGTCAACAGGATGTTGGGGATCGACTCGCGGCGATTCTCGCGATCGAGGTTGATCTGACGCAGAACGCCGTCCATCTCGTCGTTCTGGAACAGCATGGCATTGCTGCGGACTAGCGCGTCTTGGATTCCCTCGCCGCTGGCGAACTTGTCGCCGATCGCGCCCACCAGCCCCACCTCGAAGAGCACTCGCGAGTTCACCTTGCGCGGAAAATCCTTGCCGGTTCCACTGCTTGCCAGCGCCAGCAGGTAGATATTGGGCCGCAGGTCGCCGGGCGTGCAGACCTTGCGGCCGGCCAGGAATGATTGCAAGGCGATTGCGCCGCAGAATGCCAGACCCACGTTCGGGTAGGGCGCGTTGGCCATCGTGAACGCCATCACCTGTTCGACGAACCCAGGCACATGGAAAAGCTGCTCGGGAAACGGGCCAGGATCGGGCACCACGGGGCCGTGATCGGACACCGGAGCGACGAGCTTCGCCAAGAGGGCCGAGATGTCGACGCCGCCGGTTCCACCGGCCGCCGGGTCGCTGCCGAAACCTTCGTCCCGCAGCGAGCTGGCCGCCAGCGCGAAGTCGCCGTGATGTTCGAGCAGGGCGTAAACGGCAAACGGAGCGTAAGGGTGATTGGGCTCAAACGGCGCGGCATTCGATGAGAAAACGTAGAATACGCGATCCTTGAGCGTTGCACTCCAGCCCTGATCTTTGCCAGGCCGGCGCCAGCGCTCGTTCTCGCCGCCCATGACACACTGCCAGCCGTGGCGCACCAGCAGTGCGCGGACATCGCCCCGCTCGTTGAACTCGTCGCCAGGCCGACCGCACATTTCCGTCGGGCCGAACGAGGTTTCCACGGGAGGGATCGCTTCATTGAGTGCCCAGGCCGCTTCGATAAGCATCTTTCGCTCGGCCTCAGTGAGGATCGGCAAACACTCGAAAGTGCCGCGTTCCAGAGCATATCCTGGCGTCGGGTGGCACAGAAACAGTCCACCTTCGCCACGGGTTTCGATTAGCGTGCAGGTGACCTGATAGTGATCGCCGACCCGCCGTGGCCGATATCGCTTGCCGCAGATCGTCACTTCCTGGTCGTCTGGCGCCGGAAAAACTCGCTGCGCTAGCTTCAGGTTGCCAGGGAGTGCTGCCACGCAGCGATAGACGACGTGTCGTCCGCCCGACTGCGAGCGTTCGATAAGCAGCCGATCGAGCAGCCCCGGCGCATCGGCCTCGACCAGCTCGACCCAGGCGTCGAACAGCTCACCCCCGAAATCGAAGTCGATCATTTCCAGGTTGCCCGAGACCATGCCCGTCAGCACGCAGATCGGCTGTGAGTCGGTAAACCAGCGCTCGAGCTGATGCTCCGTTGGCAGCCGCTTCTGGTATTGCTTCCAGCCGGGCAGATCCGGCCGCTTCTCTGCGAGAATCGCAGGGAGCGGGCACAGGCCGGCGCCGAGGTAGGCACGCGCGGTTTCGATCAAGGCCGCTGCTCCTGCTGTTCGTGCTTTCTTGTCATGCCGGCCTCCGCTCAGAATGGGATTTCGTTGAGATCGACGGCGCCAAACTCGCCCGCGGGGATCGACTCGGGCATCGGCCCCAGCTTGTAGCGGACGATGCGGTCGTATTTCTCGCCAGCGATGCTGCGGACGGTGATCATCTCGGTGTGGGCCAGGCCGCCGCCCTCGGCGATCTCCACGGCGCGCTCGGCCGACTCCGGCACCGGGTCGGGCGA